AATCACCGACTGGTCTGACCCATACCGGGCAACATCCACCCCAAGCTCCGTCGGTCCTGATGCTGCCAAATCACGGCCGACTGCGGCCTCTACCCAGTGCAGCGGGATGAGCGTGTCGTCTGACTGTTCGGGGAACTGTGCCAGGACCTTTGACCGGTATAATGGCGAGTCTGTTGTCCAGCCTCGTTTTACCTGTTCGGCAACCCACCGGGGCGTCACTAGGTATGGAGCAGGAAGATCATTTGTGATCTTTTCTTCCCAGGTATTTGATACAATATCCTGTTCTGTTATACCAAACTTAGTGAAGTTTGGGGAATCAAACGCAGAAATAGAGATCTTGCTGGTCCCGGCAGTTCTGAACTCTCGGGCAAACCTGCCGGACGGGTTGGTAGGGTTGCCGATCATCAGGAGTCTGGACTCGTCAGACGTGAGCACACCGTCGATCCCCTCGTAAATTTCTTCACTGACACCAGACGCTTCGTCTACGACAACAAGTAAATGAGTCTCATGGAACCCCTGAAACCGGTCGGGGTCGTAGTCGGGAGCGGTGAACCCCCAGGCAAACCAGTTTGGCTCTAGTTTTAGTTCCTGGGTGAGTAACTGGCCGCCAAGCGGGTACCGTGCCCGCTGGTGACTCATTCGGATCTCTTTCCATAGGATCCCTTTCACCTGTCGGTCAGTTGGGGCAGTTGTAAGAACAATAGCCGGCCTATGAGTGTACAAATACCAGAGAGCGATTGAGGCTGCAGAGAAACTCTTGCCTGCCCCGTGGCAGGACTTGACGGCGGTGACCCGGTTGTCACGGACAGACTCGAATATCTCGATCTGTTTTTGCCATGGTTCGTGGCCGAGGACCTCACGGATCCACCAGGCCGGATCCTGTTGTGCCCGTCGGACGGCTGCCTCACTGTTTTTCGGGATCTGTTTCTGCATGTTTTACCAGGTCCACCCATGACACGGATCCGGAATGTTCGATCTCTTGTTTGTCTCTCCAGTCCTGTGGCCGCCTGTTTTTGAGCCACATACACTGAGCTCCCACATCAGGCGCCACCTGTTTGACAGTGGTTTCAGTTTTGACGATCACCCCGTCTTCGTTTTTAGTGATTTTTACTTCGGTGTATTCGTAGCCAAGAGCACGCCGATATAGAGATTTCTCAACGTTATCGTCAGGCGTTTCCTTTCCGCTTTTTACGGAGTCGAAAAACTCTTTGTGGGCGTTTTGCCAATTGTGCAATGTCGCCCGGTCAATTCCAAGCGCCTCAGCGATCTCTGTGTTTGTCAGACCTTCACGAGCAAGACTTTCAGCAAGTGCCGGATGAACAGACGGATCGTATTTTGTCGGACGCCCCCCAGGGTGTTTTTGTGCTGGTTTCTTTTTCCCGGCCATTACTTCACAACCTCACACCGTTTCCACGGCACTATAAGCGACAGATGCCGAACGTTTTTTCCCTCTCCGAGTTTTACCCGGATGTGTGCTTGATTCGGTTGCACGGTTGCCAGTTCTCCGGTCACTCCATCCGGCCATAGTTCAGCCAATGGCGATCCGGGTTCCGGGGTGTAGTGGATCATATAATCTGACCTCCCTTCATGAAAAAGAGCACAATAGCGACAAGACCAGCAATGAGGACCGCTTGACCGATATTCCAGAGCCGGTCTTCCCATTTTGACTGACCCTGCATTTTGTAGATCTGCTCTTTCAGGTATTCGCAGGCGGCAGAGTTCCGCTGTATCTGTTCCGTGTACTGACACTGATGACCGGCAGCCACGAACGCTTCAAGCCGGTCAACGAGGTTTTTCAGCGTTTCCTCCATTCTGCCCTGGCTTACCTGGATCTTGGTCAGTAATTCCTGACTTGTGCATTTGTGGGTCAGGTCTTCGAGATCCTTGATATTTTCGATGATCACCTTAGTTTCGTCTGCCATGTGTTACACCCTGGCGGGGAGTTGCACCCCGCTTATTTTGCTCCTGCCTGTTCAGAGTGCCGGTATGCCGTTGATGAGTATGGTCGGGTTAGTGCGTTCTGCATGGGATGACATCAAAGGCTCTTCGTACAGGGGAATTGTGTACATGGGTTGTGTGCATACCGGTGATCTCTCACCCCGGACCTGAACCGGGCAAATCAGCAAAAATGAGAGTTGTTTATTGAGACATCTTGAGAAACAGTTTTGCAATTGTTTCTTTTCGTCCAGAGACATGCTCCCCGTTCGGATACTCGAGTTTATATCGGTCTTCTTCCGGCAGGTGCGCGACGTCCGGGTTTTCGTTGATCCCGAACTTATACCCGTTTTTTTCTTCTATGACTTTCATTGCTCTTTTATTTTCTTCGCTCATTCAAATGCCTCGTTTACATAGGTGTTCTCTAAATACCGGTAGAGTGTAGTCAGAACTTTCTGAATGACTGCAATCACAGCGCCGTTGGCGGCTAACTGTGTTTCGATGCTCATCTGTGTGAGCGGGGATCCTGCCAGGGTTGCATATGCCCCGACGAATGCGCCTATCAGCACAGTTGCCCCCAGGCTCATGAAATCGAAATTTTCACTGGGTTTTGTGGGATCGATGTGCTTCGATGTCCACCAGATGACGCTGTACAATACTGCAGCAAAAATTGCAGTTACTAAGGGTTCGAATTCAGCAAACATAACTTATTCCCCCTCCTCCGTCTCATTTGTGACAGACTCATTGGCTGAAACTATTTCGTCAGCGTTTGTGTCCCAAAGCCAGTCGAACCCACCGTCGAGACTCTTGTTTTCGTCACTCGTTAAGAGTCCGTGATCATGCCGGCTGTAAGAATACTGCAGGGCTGAACTGTTTTTGTCGAGTCCGGCTTTGAGTGAGCCTTTCACGTCTTCATACAGGTAGCCCTGGGGACTGGTGCCCTGCACAGAGACCCCGACAACCGTACCAACTACCTCGATCTGACTTTCGTATGTAGTCCCCGGACCTGACCCCATGAGCCCCCAGAGCCCCTCGACGGTTTGGGTTTCTGGGTATCGGCTGCTACTCTGGTTGCCATACCCGGCTATGAAATTGCTCTGGTCACATATTGACTCCGGTATATTGGTTTGAGTCGCGAACATACCGGCAGAGTCGAACGCGTTGAGCATACCGAGCGTCTCAACCCTGGTGGACTCGGTTTTCTGTATGCCGGTTCTGCCGAGTGAGACAATCGTCTGACTTTTGCCGCCATACTGGTACGAGTCGTTGACCGTTCCGAACCGGAGCAGGTTGTTTGACGTCTCCCAGGACTCGTCAGTATTGACAATGACAGAGCCGCCGTTGCTGTACATGGTTGACGAAATGACAGCATGAGATGGGAGAGAGCAAATGATCAGGCAAAAAAGAAGAGCGGTAAATACTGCTGCAATGTATTTCATTTTCCAAACGGGCATACTTTTTTGAAGAATTTCCACGCTTTCTGGTGTAGTTTTTCAGACCGTTTCTTACTGGCTTCATGTGCTGCCATAAGTTCCCGGTCTGAATAGTCGGCGTCAAGTAGGCCGCCCTGTGTCATGATGATTTTATATGCGCTGCATTGTCTTAAAGATACCTGTGCGCCCATACTCCGGTCACTTGCTCACCAGGTCCATGAAGTCGTTCAGTTTGAGTGCGACATATGCCTGGTCACGGTTCCGGGTGAATGCTACCAATGGTTTCAGGTTCTCTTTTTCGGCGTTTACCTGCGCTTGCTCAAGTGCTTTCCAGATGTTGAGATGTTCTGAGTTTTTGCACTCCACCGCCCAGGGGAATTTCGCACGGGCTGCTGCGCTGAGTTGTATGTCTATGCCCTGGTTGCCCATGCTTGTTGAGACTGCATCCGGTTCCGGCAGGTCGAAATATGAACGAATAATGGTAGCTATGGTTTGTTGAAACCGCCTGCCTTTCGCTTTGCACGACTGCGGTTTCATTTCCACCTCCCGTTTAGTATCAACTCGTCTATTGTTCTGAAAATATTGTATTTCTGCCCCATTAACTCAATTACAATCGCAATCGAAGAGACATCATCAACAACAACCTGCTCCCCGTTTTCACGGGTGATGATGCACTGGGTTTCCACATCAATTTTCATGGTATCAACCGTTTACCTCTGCATCCTCAATCCCGCTCCTAATTTCAGACACGTGTTGTTTTACCCATTCCGAAAAC